CAACGCCTTCGACACCGGGTCGAGCTTCAAGCCCGACGCGTCAGCGTTGATTTTGAGCGCGAGCGAAAGGACGTTAGCCATCGGGTAGTTCCAAGTCGCCAAGCCCGAAGGCTTTGCGTAGTTCCATCAACGCGGCGATGTCCTGCGATTCATGCTGCGGCGGCTTGTCCACCGGCACGAAATCGTCGGGCTTCGGTCGTTTGCCTTTCTCCGTGTGCGGTGCCAGGGCCACCGCTGCCAACAATCCCGTCTGCCGCCATGAATCCGGCAGAGCCGAGAACCATCGCGTGTAGGCGATATGTTCCGACAGCTCGGCCGAAGTCATCCGGCGGCACAACTCACCCTGGGTCATCTTGAGTTCGCGAGACAACGCGACGATGAACCGCCGCGTCGGGCTCGCGTTCAGGATTTTCCCAGTTGCTCAACATCCTCCTCGGTCATCCGATTGTGCTTCATCGCCTCGTCGAACAGGCGACCCATCACCGCCCCCGACTTCTTCGCCAGCGCGGCCACCTGCTCACGCGAAAAGAGCAGGTCGCCCTTCTCGTCACACAGGACGCGGGCCAGATACTCGGTGCGGAAGTTCTCCACGCCCGTCTCACGCTTGCCCATCCACAGCCGCTCGTAGTTGTCTCGCTCGCCGACGCTCATCACGCGAATGTGAACGTCACCGCCCCACTCGGGGACCGCCACTTTCTTGAGCCCCATATCGTCAGCCGCGAGGATCTGTTCTGCCGTCAGTGCCATGTCGATTGCTCCTATGGATTGGTCGGTGCGCCGACCGTGTCCATCACCTTAAACGTGTGGGCAAATCTCACGACGCCGTTAGCCGTGGCGTTGATAGTCACGCCGCGATAGATGCAGTCCACGTCGCACAGCGTCGCGGCTGGCGTATTGACGGCAGTTGCCCCGTTTAGGGGCGGGTAGCGGCGAATCGTCGCGGCCGGTGCCTGAATGGTGAGTTGCTTCCGTCGCCCGTACTCGCTCGTCGGCAAACTAGCGATGGACAACGAGAGCAACCGCACTTCACCCAGGTTCGGCGTCCACGTAGTCGAGCGGCCGAGCGGCAGGTCGCGTTGAAGGTTGACCTCCAACTCCTGCACTTCAGACAGCGTCGCGCCGCCCCACGTGAACGTGAACCCCTGGCACGGAATCGGCATCGCGGCCTCCCGTCAGCGGGAGATCGTGAGGACGCCCTGACCACGAATCGCGTCGTTCGTCGCCAGCGTCAGCGTGCTGGACTGCACCGTGTGGTAGCTCACCGTCGTGCCACCAACGAGCGTGGCCCCGGCCACCTGGATGTGGTACGTGCCGGTCGCCCCGTCGAAAATCACCGACTTGCCGATGTAGTCGAACGTGATGGTGCGACCCGACCCGCCGTCCTCTGCCGGAGGGACAAGCGGCGCGTCCATCTGGAGAACCTGCTCGCCAAGGGTCTGCCCGAGGTGGCCGATGTTAATCCTGGCATCGGCGGCCGCGCCTGGGTTGTTGTTGGACAGCACGATGTTCGTCACGACGTAGGTGGCACTGACGCCGTCGAGCGTAATCGTGAGTTTCGTGCCGGAAGACGAAACGCCAGTATCGTGCGGAGTCGAGAACGACATTATTCAGGGCCCCAGAGAACTTGATAGGTTTGCGACACGCTATAGACCGGCGGCAAATCACCGCCGGCCAACTGGACGAACCCATCCGCCTCATTCAAGAGGCTGACGAGCCGAACGCTCACGTAGTTTCCCACGCCGCCGCCCCACCCGTCCAGACACGACCGGACGGCGTCAGCGAGGTCTCTTACTTGCTCATAGCCCTCCGCGAAGAGGTCGATAGCAAGCGTCACCGTGGGCATCCCGACCGGGCCGGATAGCGACTGCTCACGCTGGACGCCTTGCCGCCGCCATGTGGCGAACGGCAACGCCGCCGACGCCGGGGCAATGACCGGGTAGATGCGGCCAGCCAGAATCGACGCCACGGCGGGGTCAGCTATGAGCAGGTCGGCAATCACTTTTTCGGGGGCTTTGAAACTCAATCCACACCTCCCGTCGCGGATCTGGTCAGGGTCGCCAACGCCTGCTCTAGGGACAGCCGCAGTTCCCGCTGGAGGATTTCCGCCACCTGGGCCTTGGTCTGGTCAAACGCCGTCTGGAGCGGCGGCCGACCCGTGGACCCGCCGACCGGCATGGCCGGGATGCTGATGGGCGTGGACGATTTCTTGAAGAACGCCTGCGGCGTGCCCGGCTCGGTCTGCACCCGCTGGCCGCTCTGGCCGCGTGGCATTCGGGGCGTCTTCAACATCCGAAACTCGCCGAGCCGGTTGTAGCTCGATGCGATGTAGCCGCCCTGCCGCTTCACCTCGTGCGTCACGACATCGACGGTCTTGCCCGACTTCATCCGCCGAACGTGGCCGAGTCTCGTGTACGGCTTGTCCGCAGGCTTCATTACCATGCGGCTTTGCGTGCCTTGCTCCAGCCACCACTGGTGAAACGCCCGGTCCTTCCCAGCCCGCACGCTGCCGCCCGCGGCACTGGACGAATCCGCCCGCCCGGCACGGCTATAGCCCACGATGCCGACCGCGACGCCGTCCAATCCGTACTCGACCACCTTGGACGTAACCGCTCGCTTCAGGTTGCCGGTCGGCCCGACAGGCGAGACTTCCCGCAGCCGCATCTCAACGGGCTGAATCGCTTTCTCAATCGCCGCCGCGAGCAGCTTGGTCTTCGCCGGGTTGTCCTGCAGCGTGCGACCGAGGGCGTCCTGCAACTCGCGGAGCCCTTCCATTCGCGCCGACAGGAAGATGCCAACGGTCGCCATTAGTCCACCCGCTCAGTGCAGAGTGCTTCGTGGTGGCTGCGGTTGCCATGTTCGAGGAGCGACGCGATTTCCAGCACGCGACCACGCCACAGAATCCGCATCGTGCTGGTCATGTCCGTGACGTACCGCATCCGCACGCGATGCGATACCTCGGTCTGCTGCTGCCCCTGGAGCAACACCTCACGGCTCGATAGACCGTCAACGCTGGCCCATCGCTCCGCGAACGTCTCCCACGTCTGCACGGTCTCGCCCATGGCGTTCCGTCGCTCGGTCGCCTGCTGAATCGTCACTCGCTCGCGGAGTCGGCCGAAGTCAATCATGTGCCGTACAACACCAGGGTGTAGGAGGCGGTGCCCGAAGTGAACTCCGTCTCGATGCGAATCATGTGACCGCTGGCATCCCAATCCGAAACGCCGCAGTTGCCGAACGACCGAACGACCTCATTGGGCAAAGTCTGGTCAAACACCACGCAATCGCGGCTGCTCTGGAACGCCACGCGGGAGACGTTGGTAAACGACACCACGTTGCCCGCCGCGTCGCGGAACTGCGGCAGCATCGGGTTCGTCTGCACCGTGACGCCAGCCGTGCCGACCGTGCCCGACACCACCGCCACCTTGCCCTCGGTGTATTCGGTGGCGTCCTGTAGGGCGATGCTCTTAAGCGACTTGACGGCCGTCACCGTGTCATCGTCTGCAAACTGCACATCGACGGCGATGCGACCTCGGATGCTCACTGGTAGCTCCCCCACTTCGCGGAATCGAGCAAGGCTTTCACGCCGAACGGAATCTCCGAGAGGTTCACCGCGTCAGCCGCCATCCGCCGCTCGTACCACATGCCCACGAGCCACAGAATCGCGTTCTTGATTCGCTGCTCTACGGCACTGCCGTCAGCACCCTTGCCGCCCCACCACGTCACGCTCACGGCGTTGTAGTCGAGCAGATGGCTCGGCCAGGAGCCGTTGTAGAGCGTGCGGATCACGCCCGGCGTCGCATCGCGGTCCACCCGATACTGGCTCGTCGCCAGAGTCGCCGTTGCCTGCGTCTCAATCGTGTAGGTGATGCTGACCGCTGTCACCGTGCCGCTGCTCGCCATCGGCGGGCGGGGCAGTTCGATTTCGCGTGGAAACGAATCGAGCGTCATCCGGTACTGGGTATGGATGAACGTCTCGTCGCAGTACGCCTCGCACCACTCTCTCGCCGCCGTGATGAGCGACGAGATGTAGGCATCGTCGGTGGACGTATCGACGCGGCAGTGGCTCTTCGCCTCCGCGAGCGTGACCGGCTCAACCGCTGGCTGCGTCAGGGTTTTGAGGCTTCGAAACCGCACGCTTCGTCCTCCTGGGGGTGGCGTCGGCACGCTCGTAGTCGTGTTCGACGCTCGCCGTCTCAATCAGATCCATCTGCTGCTCACGCTCGGCCAAGCCGTCGCGGATGAGCCGCAGGGCAGTCTCGTCCTCACAATCGACCACCGTGCCAAGGCGATAGGTCGAGTAGTTCTTCAACAGTCTTATTTTCATGATTGGGGCACACTCCATGCAGTTTTGGGCTTACCGTTCGCCGTGTAATCCGACACGTACTGAAACACCGGCTTGGCAAGGTCTTTGCCCGGCCAGACCGCGACCCATTCGCCGTGGCCGATTGAGACGCGGGGCGAGACGTAGACGCGGTTTCCAGCCTTGCGGAACTGCTTCCAGAACCAGATGTCGGCGTCGGTTCGCCCGTCGCCGTACTCGCCCTTGTCATTGGGCTGGTCCTGAAACCACGGCTTCGGTGTTCGCTTGAGAGCCTTGGTGGAAATCACCGTGCAGCCGAAGTGGGCACTGTCCACCTCTTGCACGGGCTCGGCAAACCACGACATCGGCAGTTCCGTTGACCCTCCAGGCGGCTGCGTGTCCAGCGTGCCCTTGAGCGTGAACATCGGGCGGCCGTCCTCCCGCTTCACCTGCATGGGGGCGAGGGCGTCGCACTGAAACGCCATCGCCATGGCGACCAGTTCCTCGACCGTCTTGCGGTCCCAGAACGAATCCATGTCGGTGCAGAGCAGGTATTCGGTGGAGTCGGCGAACTGCTCCATGCACCGCTGCAAGACCTGCCCCCAGAGAGCACCTTGCCCGAGCGTCGGGCGGATGCCGAGCGGCATCAGGGCTTGAGCCCATCCGAAGACGTTGCTCAATGGGCCGAATCGCGGCCCGCTCATGATGCACTCGATGCGAACGTCTACATCCGTGCCGCCGACTTTGACAATCATGCCTGACTCCAGAAACGAAGATGGCGGGCATGGCCTTGTGCCACACCCGCCATCCACTGTGTCGAGGCTGTCAAGCAAATCAGCCCGAATACTTGAGCAACGCACCCTTGGCGGAAGCCGACTCGGCACCGACTTCGCCCTTGGAGAGCCGACCCACCAGCACCACTCGAGCGTTGGTGTCGTTCGGGGCGGTCGCCAGCGAGATGTATCGCGGCTTGCCCCGCAGGTCGAAGTCCAGCCGCACGATGGTCGAGGCAGCCGTCTGCGCCGCCGCCGTGTTGGCCGAACTGGTGATGCCCGCGACCGCGCCGTAGGTGGCCGTGTAGTCAGCCAGGGCAGCCACGGTGTCGCCAGCCCGCAGGCTGAACGTGCTGGCAACCGCCGAAGTGCTGACGCACGCCCCGTAGACGCCGTCCACCGACAGGTACTCGTAGCCGAGCGTGTCAATCGTCAGGGCCACGGTGGCAGCCGAGCTACCGCTGGTGACAAGTGAAGCAACGCTCCGAGTGGATTCCGCGAAGTTCAAGGGTCAGTCTCCTAGAGGGTCAAAGGTCAGGCGGCGAACCGGAGGGCAACGACAGGACCAGCCTTGCTCGTGTCGCCAAGGTCGTTGGCGACCATCGCCACGCGAGCGGTGGCGAAGGTGAGCATCTGGTCGAACTCGATGAACCGGCTGGAATCGGTCTTGATGGTCACCTCGCGGCGAACGCCGTAGGTCGCAGCCTGGGCGAGATCCCCGAACAGGCAGGCCACCTGCGAGTTGGTGCCGGTCAGGCGATTCTCAAGCGGCTGCGTGATGACAACCGGGAAGCCGAGGAACGAGAGGTTGGAACCACCCGCCACGTCGGCCTGATTGTTCCCCGAGGCCGCCATCATCAGGCGAAGCATCGAGGCACCGTAGCCAGCGGGCGAGACGTACCACTTGGCATTCCCGCGAGCCCGAGCGTAGACCGGGAGCCGAGCCACCGTGTTGGTGAAGTCGGCCAACTCCAGCCCGCCGAACGTGGTGTTGCCGCTCTTGGCGTTCACCACGCCCGCCGTGTGCGTGCCATCGATGATGGCAACAGCCACGCCGGTCGTGCCGTGGTAGGTCGCCCCGGTGCCGGTGCCGATGAAGCCCGAGTTGTCGAAGGCTTCGCTGAAAGCCTGCGCCACCTCGACCGCCATCAGGTCGGCAAGGTCGACCACCGAATCCTCGAACAGCGACATCGGGATGCGATTGTCGATGCCCCAGAGCTTCGCCGTGAGCTGGATGTTGTCCAGCGTCACATCCGAAGTCGACGGGGCAGCGTTCTCCCCGATGGGCCGAGCGGAAAGGCCGCCGGTCCGACGGGCAATCAGCATCTCGCCGGTCGGCATCGTGACGTTGCGGGCGTTCGCGGGGAACACGCCGAACTCCTCGACGAGCCGAATGACTTCCGCCGACAGCTCGGGGCTGGTCAGCACACCGCCGAGGCTGTTGATGCCGCCCGCCTGGGCGCGAACCTCGACGCCGTGGTCATGGCACCACCGCCGCGCCTCGGCATCGCCGGTCAGCGTGGCCTTGATGGCCATGCCCGCACGGTACGCCCGCTCTTCGCAGCGGAAGCCACGGAGGGGACGAATCGACTTCGGCACGGCGTAAACCTTCGAACGGCTTTCCACGGCGGGAGCCTCCTCGGGGGTCTCGGTCTTCTCGACTCGCTTGGCCGGGGCACCACGCTCCAGCACGGCGCGAAGCTCAAGCTCCTTCGCCTGCACCCGCTGCAGGAACTCAATCCGCTCGCGGAGCTTGTCGGCCTTGGTCTCAAGGCTGCGGAGCGACGCCTCTTGCTCTTCGCTCATGGGCTCGGCCGGAGCCTCACCCTCGGGGGCACCTTCGGTCAGCGTCTCCATCTCGGCGACAACGGAAGCCAGTTCGTCGAGCAGTGCCTTGATCTTGTCCACGAGGTTTCGCTCCTGTGTTCGGGTCGCGGCGACCAATCGCCGTCTACC